GGATTTATCACTAATGCGTTCCTTGGCGCAACGGTTGGCCCAATGCAAGGCCCAACAATGCCAAACTCCCCACGCATGTTTGCAGGCGGCGGCTACACGGGCAACGGTGCGCGTGCAGGCGGTATGGACGGTAAGGGCGGCTTCATGGCTATGCTGCACCCGCGTGAGACAGTCGTAGACCACACGAAGGGCCAAGGCGGTGGCGTAACGGTCGTGCAGAATATCAACGTATCAACAGGCGTACAACAAACTGTACGTACAGAGATCAAGTCACTGATGCCACAGATTGCGGAAAGCGCGAAAGCGGCAGTCGCAGATGCGAAACGGCGTGGCGGTTCATATGGAAGGGCGTTTGCATAATGGCTATCACTTACCCTTTAACTCTGCCGTCACATACGGGGATTGCGCAGATTGAATTACGCGCAGTCAACGCGGTTGCATACAGTCAATCACCGTTTACTTATGCGGGTCAGGCACATGCTTACAGCGGCGAAACTTGGCAAGCCGACATCACACTGCCGCCAATGAAACGCGCAGATGCGGAACAATGGATTGCGTTTCTGGTTAGCTTGCGTGGGCAATACGGCACGTTTTACCTTGGCGATCCCAGCGCGACATCACCGCGTGGCACAGTTTCAACCAATAGTGACGTAAATGCCGCAAATGGTAGTGCGGGTGATCGTACAATATCTTGTACAATTACATCAGGCGAAACCTTGCTTGCTGGCGATTACATCCAGATCGGGACTACAGAAAACCGCACATTGCACAAGGTGCTAGAAGATGTGACAGGTACAGGGTCGGCGCAAGACATCGAAATATGGCCAGCCTTGCGCGAAAATAAGACAAATGCGGGTGTGAATATCCTGAACACAACTGGCAAGTTTCGCTTGGCAAGCAATCAGCAAAACTGGTCAGTCAATGAGGCCAGCATTTACGGCATAACATTTGGAGCGTTTGAAGCGATATGAGTAGAACAGTTCCAGCGGCATTACTTACTGCACTTGATGGCGATGAAATTGAAGTTTTCTATGCGGTTGAACTTCTATTTGACGACACTGATAACACTCAGTGGAATGAAGCGGGTTATGGCGGCAATAGGGCATTGCGGTTGTGGACGGGGTTTGGCGATAAAGACATCAACAGCCAAACTTACACTGGAACAGGCAACTTGCTTACCATAGACGGCCTAGAAGAAGCCTCAGACCTATCTGCGCGTGGCACTACGCTGACCCTCAATGGATTAGATAGTGCAATCGTATCTTATGCTTTGACAGAACAATACCAAGGTCGATTGGTAAGAATATACTGGGGCGTTGGAACGAACACTGTCGAAGTATTTAGCGGCTACATGGATAAAATGACGATCCAAGACAGCGCAGAAACTGCCACAATTAGCTTGACCGTGGAAAGCCGCTTGGTTGCCTTGGAGCGTGCTAATGTGCGCAGATATACGCGGGAAAGCCATGCGGGGGTAAGGCAGCGAAAGTGGGAGAATGATGGAAATTCTGGCTCCCCTGCCGCTGATACATTTTTTGATTGGGTGACTAAGCTGCAAGATAAGCAGATCGTCTGGGGGCGCGAAGTTAAAGATGGTGAAGCCTGATTTAGATGCGCTGAACGATTACATCAGCAAAGTACGCAATGTGCCGTTCCAGTGGCATACCAACGATTGTTTCATGTTCACCAATAATGCTTTCCGCGCAATGTATGGCGAAGGTTGGGCAGATGATTGGATCGGGAAGTACACCAAGAATGGAATGTATCTAAAGCGGGATGAATTGCGTAAGGTATTCAAAGCCAACACACTAGAAGAAGCGATTGACCGCAAAATGAAGCGGATTGACTATATTCCCCCGAAGGGTGCGCTCGTCACTACTGACAAGGCGCGTAGGTGGGTGATTGGCGAGGCGATGGGCATAGCAATAGGCACAAAGGCTATCTTCTTGAGTGAAAAGGGTGTAATTTCTCAACAGATAGACTTCATCACAAATGCGTGGGTTAAGGCATGAGATACAGGCTAGGCGACATTACAATTAAGCACTGGAACGATTGGGATCGTGTGCCGCGTGTTGATGCATTTATTCTGTTTGGCGGTAATATTCTTGCAGCACCAACTGCATTTCAGGTATTCGCAGCCCAAGCAATAAGTTACCTTGCCGTCACCGCCGTTACATCATGGGCATTACGCGCACTTGCTCCAAAGCCTGACTTTGGTTCTTCCCGTGGCCTACTGGTCAACGCCCGTGAAGCTACTGCGCCACAAGAGATTGTCTATGGTGAAATCCGTAAGGGCGGCACAGTTACATTTATTGAAAGCACTGGCGATACGAACCAATACTTGCATCAAGTCATTGTGCTTGCTGGGCATGAAGTGAATGACATTGGCGACATTTACATTAACGAAAACCAATATGAAGTTAATGGCAGCGGTTGGGTCACAGATCAGCGATACGATGAAGAAACAGAAGCCTATGTTACTGACAATAAGTGGGGCTACGACAGTGGTTCATCTACATCTAAAATTCGCATCAAGAAACATACAGGCGCAGATAACCAAACGGCAGACAGTGATCTAGTTAGCGAAACATCTGTCACATCTGACTTCAAAGGCGAAGGCATTGCGTACATTTATGTGCGTATGGAGTACGATCAGGACGTTTTCGCTGAAGGTGTGCCGTTATTTACTGCAAAAGTGCAGGGTAAAAAGGTTTATGACCCACGCACATCCACAACGTCATATTCAGCAAATGCGGCGTTATGCATTCGTGACTATCTTGTTTCTACCTATGGCCTAGATAATTCTGGTGATGTGAATGATGCCTACTTCCAAACGGCGGCTAATACATGCGATGAAAGCGTTACCTTAGCTGGTAGTGGCACAGAAAGCCGATATGAGATCAACGGGATTATAAGCCTAGATCGCAGTCCTTCTGACATCTTGGGCGACATGATGACCGCCTGCGCTGGCACGTTATTCTGGGGTCAGGGAGAATGGCATCTCAAGGTTGGCGAATATACATCATCAATTAAGACATTTACGCTAGATGATCTGCGTGGCCCGATCAACTTGGACACTAAGCACAGCCGCCGTGATAACTTCAACATTGTGCGCGGTACTTTCAACGATGCTGACCAAGGTTACATTCGCGCTGACTATCCTGAAATCAGGTCGTCCACATTCATAACAAACGATGGCGGTGTAGAGAACGCGCTTGACCTAGCACTGCCTCTGACAACATCAGCGGCCACGGCGCAACGCTTGGCTAAGATGACGCTATTCCGCGCACGGGAAGAAATGACCTTCACGGCTGACTTTGGCCTAGAAGCGTTTGAGGTTGAGTGCGGCGATATCATAGCGTTGACGATTGACCGTTATGGCTGGTCGGCAAAAGAGTTTGAGGTGGTTGGCTGGAAGTTCCGCAATGATGGTGATGCGGGTGATCTACGGGTTGCCTTGACCCTACGCGAAACATCAGCGGCAGCATTCAGTTGGTCGGCTGAAGAAAGCGACATCACTGGCAATGATAGCACATTAACCAACCCTGCCGCAAACCTGTCAGTAAGCAATGTTACGGTCACTGACAAAGGTAACATTCAGGAAGACGGTACGTTTGTTGGTCAAGCCTTAGTTTCATGGACGGCAGCAACGAATAAGTTTCTGGAACACTATGAGGTTCAGTGGAAGGACGTTGATGAAACAGTCTATCAGCGTACCCAAATATCAGCTGATAATACGTCTGTAACGATTGGTCCGCTAGAAACTGGCACACAGTATAATGTTCGCGTAAGAGGCATGACCGTAAGCGGCATTCGTGGTTCTTTTGTCGCGGCTTCACCTTACACGCATGGCGGCGATAGCAGTGCGCCTTCGCCAGTGACGGGGCTTTCCGCTACAGGTGGCCCAAAGATTGTTACGCTAGATTGGACTGCTCCCACAACAGATAGTGATGCGTCAACCCTATATGATCTGAAGGGTTATAATGTCTACCGCAACACAAGTAATAGCCAACCCGCTACCCCAATCGCTTTTTCTGGATCAGACAAGTATGTTGATGGTGGCTTGGCAGCAAGCACTACATATTATTACTGGGTCACAGCGGTTGATTTTACTGGCAACGAAAGCACGGCGGTTGCATCTGGATCGGTAACAACTGACGCGCCTGTTAGCGGCGTTGACAGTGATACCAGAATTTACACTGGCAAGGTGTACTATCAGACGCTACAGGCATCATCGCCAAGCACGCCCAGTGCATCCAGCTTTAGTGAAAGCACACTTAGCTTTTCGGGCCTGACGTCTGGTTGGGCAGAAACGCAACCGCGTGTGGATGCAACAAGCACAACTGTAAAAGAATGGTCATCAAAGTATAAAGTCGAATATGACGCTGATGATAACGAAACCATCACATTCTCTACGCCTGATGGTGCATTCCAGATCACAGATGACCTAGAAAGCGACAACTATGTTTCTGGGTCGTCTGGTTGGCGTATTGAGCGTGATACTGGCAATGCCGAGTTTCAGAATGCCACCATCCGTGGGACGCTGAATGCTAGTGATATATCGGCGGGGACGATTAGTGTAGCACGATTGCCTGGGCTTACTTTTGCAGATGTGGTTACTGGTGGTGATACAAGCCGATTTGATGCTAATTCGACAGCCGACTCCACTGCGGCTATTCGTTCAGCACTTGGTTATGGCGCACAGACTATGTACCGTTACAATAACTATGCTTCTCTTTCGGGTATAGTAGCAGGTTCAACTTTGATCGGAACCGCCACTCTTACTATTGAAAAGAACTCTGGCAGCGATCCTAGTGGTATGAATACTTGTTATTTCGTGCTGTATGATGGCTCAACAGTGGTAACGTCACCGTGTACCAATACAGTTCAGACTGGTACGGTTACTTTGAATAACAATAACAATACGGCCACTTTCACGGCGGCATTAGCTATTGAAAGTGCTGCTTCTGGAACTGCAACAATGGGTTTCTATTTTAGCGGTGGCAGTCCCGATGAAGATGAAATGTCAGCGGATAGATATTCGTTTTCTGTAATTGAGTTTACCAAGTAGGGGCAGCAAGATGTATGTAACATATAACATTACAACAGGCGCAATTTCTGGTTGGTCTAATAAATCAAACACACCCGCTTCTGGTTATGCTGAAGTTCAATCAGATGATTACATAGATCAACTGCATTGGTACTACGATGCTTCTACAGATACATTCTCTGGCCCAACTGATGCAGAACAAGATGCCTTGGACATGCAAGCATTAAGGTCGCAAAGGAATGAATTGCTGTCCC